ATCATGCGCGTTTCCAACTGACGCGGGTGCAGCGCGCACCCGATACGGTAGGGTGCTCGACTTCGAACACCTCGATGCGTTCGTGGTAGGCGGCTTCTAGTCGCTGACGTTCGAACTCGATGTCATCCTTGGAAGCAATCCAGAGGAACAGCGAGGCGAAGTCGAGAAGATCAACACTCGTCATCGCCGAACTCTCGATCCCAAGCGTCGGGGCCGATGCCCGACAACAGGACTTCGCGTTCTTCGGCAGACAGGTCAGGCAAGTGTTGCTGGATCAGGCCGCCATCATGAAGCCAGTGCTGATAGCGGTCGAACTGATGGCTCTCTAGTCTCAGAGAGCTAGGCGCGAAGCCCGACCATTTTGGCGGGCTCACAGTGACCCGATAGCTTCCATCGGGGAGACGTTCGTGCTGGCGTTCCGGAAACTGAAACATGGCCGCTCCCTTCTTTCGAGTGGGGAGCGGGCATGTAACTACTTCTTAAATATTAATCCAAGAGGAAATTTTAAGAACTTGGTTGTTCCGCCCGGCGCTGCTTGGAACGGGTCGCTTTCCGGCGTGCTAGTGCCGCCTTTTCGAGACGTTCCGTCGCAGCCTTCAATTGTTTCTCCGCTAGACGATGTTCCTTCTCTGCATCTTCTGCGGCTTTAAGACGCTCTAGAAAGATCGGCTTTACGTTCCCTTGTGCTCCGTACCAAAGCCACTCGACGGATACTCCAAAGTCGTCCCAAAGCTTCCAAGCAACCTGCCTGGAGACCGGATAGCCTCTTTCGTAGTTCGCCCATCTTTTGAAGGTTACACCTAGACGCGCGGCAAAGTCTGTTTGGTTCTCGCCACTGATAATCTCTCGCATCAACTTCAAGCGTCTTAAATATTCCACTTCATCAAAGTGTTTGCTCACATAACTTTCGGTAGAAGCTTCGCTAGATTTCCTCGTCACGTTACATTCCCCTTGTTGAAGTAAAGGGGGGCTGTTCACTTCAAAAGGCCCCGTACTATTCCAATAGATACGCCAGCGATGTGTTCCGTGGAACCCCCTTTATCCTAAATTTTCAGAATAGTCTTGACGGTCACATTCGGGAGGCGCATTGATAGGCGGGGGCTCTTAAAATTTAAGAGCGGGTCTCCCGATGTTGAGAGAACTAAGAACCGTACACCAAGTCTATGAAGTGCTCGGTGGCGTGGATAAAGTGGCGAAAATCGCTCACGCCAACTGGAAACAGGCTTGGTATTGGCAAGGGTCGGCCAAAAAGTTTCCCGCGAACACCTACGTCGCCATCCAGACTGCACTAGCCAAAGTGGGGTGTGAAGCCCGCCCATCGCTGTTCGCCATGAAGGGTATCAGCAGACGCGCGGCGTAAGGTTCGTGTCATGTCGCGGATCAAGCTCACCCTAGAGGAGTGGGATGCCAGCGTTGGCCGCCACCTCCAATTGATCGAGGCGGGCGCTGAAATCTGCGAGCGGCACGCCACCGCTCTGATGGGCATGCCCGATTGGGAAACCCGCGCTCTAGAGCGGCTGCAATCGGCCGAGAAGCTTCTTGGTCGCGCTCTCGTTCGTCTCGCGAAGGCGCGCCAGGACATGGAGAACAAGCCGCATGTCTGTTGAGCTTGTCCACGTCGCTCCGACGCTCGACACCAAGCGCCGCCTGATCCGGATGACGACGGACGTGCGGGCTCTCAACGGACTGCATCGCGGAGAGGTTCGCGCCGTCTATGACAGGATCGAAGCCCTCCGTGATGCTCTCTCAAGATTACTGGATCGCGCGGACGACAAGCATGCTTGAGCAACAGGTCAACGAACTACGGCAGCATATCGAGGCGTTGCTTCGGAAATATCCGGAGCTTTCCGAAGATGAATTTTTGCGCGCCGACATGCTGGAAGGCGAGACCGATCTTAAGGAAGTGCTGACGCACATCCACCGGATGATCTCCGACACCATGGCGCTGCGCGACGGGACCGCACCGCGCCTTGATGATCTCACCGCCCGCAAGAAACGCTTTCAAGCTCGAATTGACTTCGGCCGCGATCTGATCAGCGCGGTCCTGATGTCAGCCGACTTGAGGAAAGTGGAGCTTCCCGAAGTGACGCTTTCCTTGAGGGACAACCCGCGCCAGATTGTAGGGGACCCAAACGCCGCCGAGTTGCCTGACGAACTGGTGCGGGTTGTTCGTTCACCTGATCGCAAAAAGATCAAAGAGTGGCTTGAGGCAGGCCGCGAAGTGCCGGGCTGCGCGCTCGACAACGGTCCGCCGTCACTGATGGTGAAAACCAAATGACCGCGCAAGAAATCTTCGACCAACTATCCGCTCCGTTTGCTACCGCGCTGATCTCTTGGCGCGTCGGCCCGACCAATGAACGCTACCGCAAGGAAGGTGATCAGTTGAAGGGGCAACCGCTTTGCTACATCGACGCCAGGACGGTGATGGACCGGCTTGATAGCGTCGTCGGTATCGAGAACTGGCAGAACCATTACACGCCCGCCACCGGCACCGGCATCGTGTGCAACCTCGGCATCTGCATTGAAGATGAATGGATTTGGAAGGCGGACGGCGCTGGCGCGACCGACATGGAAGCGGAGAAGGGCGCGCTCTCTGACGCCTTCAAGCGGGCAGCGGTGCGCTTCGGGATCGGGCGCTACCTCTATGACCTCAAAGCGCCTTGGATCGTCTTGGAGCAGCGCGGCAAGTCCACGTACATCCCCGACAACGCGCAAGAGAACCTTCGCAAGCTCTACAACAATTTCGCGCGGTCGCTGATGCTGCCGCCATCGGAGGGAAAGACGGAATGAGCGAACCGCGAGGGGCTTTGTTTTTCTGGACGGATGAACCGCACGTCACCGGCTATATGACCATCGGTGGCGAACACTATGAGCTTGTCGGCGTGAAGCGGTCAGACATCCGGACGGACTTCAAGGGGCAGAAAATCGAACCTGACGAACAGCGAGATATGTTCGATGACGACGGAAGCAGATCAGGCGATCGCAAACGAAATCTCTCTGGAGGTTAAGAAAGACGGCCTGTCGCAGCGGCAATCGGGTGATTGGTCGCTGCGCTTCACCGTGGCCGCCATAGACATGGACCGGCGCTTGACCGAAGCGGCCATGGGCGCGCGGTTTCAATGCGTGCTGGTTGAAGTGAATGACGACGAAACGCCCGTCGATCACAAGAGCCAGGAACGCGACAAGTGGCGCGAGATGGGCGCGACCAAGCAAGCGGGCATCCGCTGCAACGATCCTGTGTTCTGGTCCTTCCTTCGCGAATATCTCCACTATGCCGTCAATGATATGGAGAGCGCCGCCAAAGCAGTTCGCGATTGGTGCGCAGTGGAAAGCCGCGCGGACTTCGATAAGCCCGGCAAGAGCTTTGAGCGGCAACGCTGGCTCGCGCTCGATTACAATTTTCAAGCATGGAAGGCCGCCGAACATGCCTGACGAGCTTCGCCAGCGTCAGCCGCGTGAACGCGATCCCGAATACCTCGCGTGGTTACGCACGCAACCCTGTTGCCTGTGCGGCGACAACACATCGACAGAGGCGGCCCATCTGCGTGTGGGTTCGATCAACCACGATAAACGCGAGACCGGGAAGGGCGAGAAGCCTTCCGACAAATGGGCACTTCCGCTGTGCGGCGACCATCATCGCCAGCAACACGCAGCGGGCGACGAACTGGCTTGGTGGGCGTCTTACGGCATCGATCCGTTTGCGCTCGCGATGAGGTACAGGCAGCGATGACCAAATATCCGCATGAACCGGGCTGGCGCGATCCTGAGACCTCTCGCGAGGCTGCGGAAGCCATTGCGGGCATAGCCGGAACGTTGCGCAGGCTGGTTTACGATCATATCCGCAAACATCCTCATCAGACCGCTGACGACATCGCCGTCGCACTTCGCATATCCACTAGAGCTATTCAGCCGCGCGTTTCGGAATTGAGAGCACTTGGGCTGATCATCAACAGTGGACGCGGCAAAAACCCATCAGGGCATTCCGCGCACCTGTGGAGGACAGTCTTTTGACCGCGCGCTATACGATCATGGTTCAGGAGCATGGCAGCGATCATGAAGTTGAGTTGATGCAGTGTGGCAGCAACCCGCAGGCGATTGTTGATGGGCTTCGCAAAAAATCCCTAACGATGCGGCGAAGCATCTTCGAGCCCGGCAAGCGCGTCGTGAAAATTCCGAAATACACTTCGATCCGCGTAATCGACAACGAAAGGGAGAAACGCTGATGACAGAATTGGCCGCCAACGAACCCACACATGTCATACGCCCACCTCATCTTTTGGTGCCGCTGATCAAAGAGGATTTACGCAATGCGCAAGAGGCATCAGAGCGCGCATCGATGCCGTATAAAATCGCGGCTGGCGAAAAGATGAACGAGGCGAAAGGCCAGATGGCGCACGGTGAATTTACGGGATGGATCAGGCGCAATTTCAAAATGGGAATGTCGCAAGCCCAATATTATATGCAGATGGCCGCGACAACCATAGGTAAGCAAAAACACGCCGCGGTCGAGTTCGACAGTGTGAAAGATTTTCGGCGTCGTCATCTTGGCCATGATCTTCCAACAAGCGGCGGCGGCCTTCGTCAACCGGCTTGGCGCGATGATGTCAAGGAAACTGTGCAGCGGGCGCGAGAGGAAGCGAGGCGCGTTGACGCCGAAAGACTGTCGCGCCAGCAAGAGCGTGACGCAGAGCGCAAGCTTGCGCTTCGCCTGATCGATATTGGGTTCAAGGTTCTCAGCAAGGAATTGCACCCCGATAAGGGCGGATCGCGGGATGTGATGGCGCGGCTCAATCGAGTGCGCGCACGATTAAAGGAAAGTGCATAGGGAGGATTACGAAATGAACGAGCCTCAACTTCCTCGAAAGTCCGAAGAACGGATTGTCACGGTCAGAGGGCGGCAACAGATCGCGGGCGGTCGCTGGTCTCACGAACTGGTGTATCAATGGCTGATGGAAAACGCCCGCGACAAATATCAAGACATCGGAGACTTGGCGCGGTTCGCCTGTGGTTCGAAAACCAAGCCGACAATCAAGCGGGCGCGCGGTCGGCTCTCCGGGCTGTTCAATGTGTTCTTGGATCACGGGCAATTCCTGGCGGTCCACTACGACAAGAACAACCACAACGCCGCGATCTCGGTCAAAGTCGCTGATGTCAGTAAGCAAGAGGACTTCGATAACGTGCTCGCCAAACTGGATCGTATGCGCAAGCACAAGGAACTGAGTGAGGAAACCTATCGGCGCACCGTGGCGCTATTGGACGCGGCGAAAGGCGAAACTCAGGCGTAATTCCCCATCCGATTTACACCCCGTCAACGCCTCTGACCTAAAAATGGTCAGTGGCGTTGTCGTATTAATTTGATGTGCTAACAGCGGGGAAATCGTAAATAGTACGCGCGATTAGTCAGCACGGCTGATTGACCATGGTTCTTGAACTCCGGACCATCACGCGCGCGCACACCTCTCACCACGGGCGCTTGGGTGATGATGCGCTGTGGCTCTCGCTCGGTTCGCTTCGCTCCGCTCGCATAGCTCGCTACGCGAACCTCGCTCTTTCCACAGCGACCTTGCCAAGCCTCTTTCTTTCCCTCCGCAAAAAGACTGTTGAGACAAGTGGTTACGCGCGCGAGGGCGCATTGTTAACAATGGGGAAAACCCAAATGGACGACACATCCGGCCCGACGCTGCAACGTCTCAAGCATTCGCAGGGGTTTTTCACGGAGGCGGGCCGTTCCCGGTCCAATCGTAAAATAACGTTTTTGGACGACGCTTTAGGAAGGGCGTGGATGCGTCGAAATATTTCGGGCGAGGAATACGCGGCTCTTAGGAAATACTCATTGCACTGGCTCGCTGGCGGGCTGATGGGCCATTTGGGCAGCGTCGATCTAAACCGCGTCCTGGCGTTCGATCCCGGCGCTATGTCAGGGCTCGCAAAGACCGAAAAACAGGCCGATCACCGGCATTTATATCATTCCGCAAGGGACAACATCGGAACCCGGCCCGCGCTCGTCGCCGATCACATCGCGTGTTTTGACAGCACGTTGAGCCATGTCGGGGCGGTGTTGGGCTATCGCTCGGGGCCGCGTGGCCGATCCAAGGCCATCGAAATCCTCTCGGATGCCGGGTATCGGCTGGCCCAATTTTGGGATGAGATCGCGCGGAACCATTGACATAGGGACTTTTTGGATCAAGTTTCCGGTAGTCTCTCGATTTGCGACTGTGGCCTACGGGGTTGAGTTTCCCCTTGACCGTGTACGTGCGCGGTAGGTCGAGAGATATTGAAAGGCCCGGTTGCTCGCGCACCGGGCTTTTCTTTTTCACGGCGTACCTCCCGAAGTCCTTGGCGCGGTCTCACCCGGCCGCGTCTTTTTTTGGAAGCGGCGGCGGTTTGCGCTGCCGATCCTCGGGAACGAAAGTGTAGGCCTTATAAAAATCGTAAGCGAATTTGGCGACCAAAAAGAGGATGCACAGCACGCCAATCGCGTGAAGGTCGATGATGATCATGCGCTCAAATCCTCCGGTTCGGTTTTGGCTTCAATCATCAGATTGACGAGATAAGCCACGGTGAGCGGCACGGGATAAGCTTCGCTAATCCAGGCGCGGACAGTGGTGTCAGAGACGCCAAGCTTCCGAGCAAATCCGACTTGAGAAAATCCGATCTTTTGCAATTTGCTCCATAGCTCTTGCCCCTTCATCGCGCTGGCATAGCGCGGCAGTTTTTTCGCTTTCTTTGTCATGTCAGCCTTTCCAGCATCCGCAGCACGGTCGCGGACTGCCACGCCTTGCCTTGCGGTGTCTTGATCCCGAGCTCGTTGAGAATGAACGCAATCCGGCGCGATGACAGATTGCGAATAGGAATGACGATCTCGCGCAGGCCTTCGGCGAAGGCGTCGGCGCGGTCGGCCTGCTCTGCGCTGCGCGGGTTGCCGAGCTTAACGCCGCGCGCTTGTGCGGCTCGCAAAGCCTCGCTTGTGCGTTGTGCGATCATGCGACGTTCTTTCTCAGCGACCGCCGCATAGATGTGCAACATAAACGGATCAACGTTTGCGCCTAGCTCGCAAACGATGAACGGGACGCTTTTGGACATCAGCCCGGCGATGAACGCGACATCGCGCGACAGGCGGTCAAGCTTGGCGACGATCACCGGCGCATTCAGTTTTTTGGCCGCGTCGAGGGCAGCGGCCAATTGTGGCCGCCGCTCCAATGCGTCGTAACCTTTGCCGGTTTCGATCTCGGCAAAGTCTTGGATGGTCTCAAAGCCTTCGGCCCGGCAAAACTCGCCGATCCGCGTGGCTTGAGCATCCAATCCGAATACAGGTTTCCCCTTGCGCTCTTTCGACAAGCGCCGGTAGGCAATTGCAGGTTTCATGGTTTCCCCTTGGTTAGGCGATTGCAACCTAGCATAAAAAAAGCCCGGCGCAAAGGCCGGGCTTCTGGATCGCTTCCCGCTTACTTGGCAGCGGCGGGTTGCAGTTTGGCGCGGCTGAATGTCCAGCCGTCGGCGTCATCGTATCCGGGCACGCGGCGCATAGCCCGCTTGCGGATCGCGTCAATGATCGCGTGCGCCACCGATTGCTCATAGTCGTCAGTTTCGCAGGCCTGATAGTCGAAGCAATCGCAGGCCTTCAAAATCGAGACAGCGGTGGGCGTGAATGGCCACGCCTTGAACCGGTAGCTTGCCGCCGTGTCGTCGGCCTTGTCGTTGTAGCGGTGGCAAACGCTGCGCTCGTTCTCATCTAGCAGAATGCGGCCGATCTCGGAAACGTTCTGGCGGTTGATCTCAATCCGCGATCCGTTCACCAAATAAGAAACGTTGCCGTAGGTGTAGGGCGCGATTGCGAACGTCAGCAAGGCGTCGATGTGATCGTTAGGAACAACAAAAGCAGACATCTAGATTTCCCCTTGATTGAGGCAGGCAGGATGCCGCCTCTAATGCCTCAAGCCCGGTAACCTTGCGGTGCCGGGCTCAAAGCAATGT